TATTGATCGCCACGACATTCGATATATTGCTTAGATTTGCATTTTCAGAGCGAACGGCGCGCGAACTTGCCCTGTTTACGCCTGCCTTTAGGAACACGATGTCTTTGCCACATTTGTTGAATTGGGTCAGAGGTTGTTCGGCAGTTGTCGTGAAGGACTCTTTGACGGGGGGTGATATAGCTACATAGAATATGATGATGAGAATGAGTGTTCCTAGGAGAAATGTGATATGCGAGTAATCCATTTACTTCTAATAACAGAAAAAAAAATCTATATAAGGCCATCTCAATATATATATTCAATGCGCGTTCTCAAACGAACCGGTCATTGTGAGGATGTATCTTTCGATAAGGTATTGAATCGTATTCGGAAGCTTTCCAATGGTCTCAGCGTTGATGTTTATGATATCTCACAAAAGGTGTGTGGGCGGATCTATGACATGGTGAAAACGAGCGAATTAGACGAACTCGCTGCTTACATTTGCAGTTCGATGATGGTGGAACATCCTGATTACGGTGTGATGGCTTCTCGCATCATCATATCGAATCACCAGAAGAACACATCGCCATCTTTTTCGGAGACCGTTCAGATTCTTTACGATCATGCGCTCGTGAGCAAGGAGCTTTATGATATCGTGATGAGAAACAAAGAGAAACTCAATAACTACATCGATTACTCCTTGGACTATAACTTGGATTATTTCGGATTCAAGACGTTGGAGCGCTCCTATCTATTGCGCGGTGGAAATGCTATGGTCGAGCGCCCACAACATATGTTCAAGCGTGTCTCCATTGGTATCCACCGGGATGATATCAAAGAGGCCCTCCTGACGTACGAGTTGATGGCGAACAAGTATTTCACCCATGCGACACCGACGCTTTTCAACGCAGGCACTCCGAGACCACAGTGTTCATCGTGCTTTCTCCTCGCGAACAACTCTGATAGCATCGCGGGTATCTATGATACTCTTGCAGAATGTGCGCAGATCTCCAAATATGCGGGAGGCATCGGGCTGCACATCCATGACGTTCGCGCCAAAGGTAGCAAAATCCGGGGGACGAACGGCATCAGTACGGGTATCATTCCTATGTTGCGAGTGTTCAATAACACGGCTCGCTACGTGAATCAAAGCGGGAAACGCAATGGTAGCATCGCTATTTTCCTGGAACCTTGGCACGCGGATGTGGAAGCCTTCCTGGACCTTCGCAAGAATCATGGACACGAGGAAGAGCGCACGCGGGATCTCTTTTTGGCGCTATGGATTCCGAATATCTTCATGGAACGCGTCAAACAGGGTGGCACATGGAGTCTCATGTGTCCTGACCAATGCAAGGGTTTGAGCGAGGTTTATGGTGACAAGTTCAACGATCTTTATCTAGGTTATGAACGCGAGGGACGTTATGTCAAGCAGGTGAATGCTCAAGATTTATGGTTCAAGATTCTCGAATCGCAGATCGAAACGGGCACGCCCTACCTAGTTTATAAAGATGCCGCAAACGAAAAGAGCAATCAAAAGAACCTCGGGACGATTAAATCGAGTAATTTGTGCTCGGAAATCATCGAATATTCCTCGCCGGACGAGATCGCTGTATGTAATCTAGCGAGTATATGTTTGCCGCGTTTCGTCGCGCGCTCTAGCGATGACATCCCCATGTTCGACTTTGAGAAGCTTCACGAAGTCGTCGAAATCATTACCAAGAACCTCAATAAAGTCATCGACATCAACTATTACCCCGTTCCCAAAGCTCGTACGTCCAACCTTCGCCATAGACCCATCGGTATCGGAATCCAGGGCCTCGCTGATACATACGCGATGATGCGTATTCCATTCGAAAGCGATGAGGCTCGCGATCTCAACCTCAAAATATTCGAGACCATTTACCATGGCGCTCTTGTCTCATCCGTAGCGATCGCGAAGAAACGTCATACCGCTGCTGATCTCGCCGAGAGGAACGAATACGACCCTCCGACATCTTCCAAATATCCAGGTGCCTATTCGACCTTTGCGGGTTCGCCCGCCTCGCAGGGTCTTTTGCAGTACGACCTATGGGGTGCTACGCCATATACCGATCGATATGATTGGAGCGCTCTAAAACAAGAAATCATGCAATACGGCTTGCGTAATAGCCTCCTTATCGCACCGATGCCGACCGCGAGCACATCTCAAATCATGGGATTCAACGAGTCATTCGAGGCTTTCACGTCCAATATGTACAAGCGCAAGACACTTGCTGGGGAGTTTATCGTCATCAACAAGTATCTCATGGCGGATCTCATCAAGTGTGGTATGTGGAATCCTGTGATGCGCGATGCGATCATCATGTCGGATGGTAGCATTCAGACGATCGAAGGCATTCCCCAAGAACTGAAGGATCTCTATAAGACCGTATGGGAAATCAAGCAAAAGGCCGTCATCGATCAAGCGGCGGATCGCGGTATTTTCATTTGCCAGTCTCAAAGCATGAACCTCTATATCGAGGATCCCGATTACAAAAAACTCACGAGCATGCATTTTTACGCGTGGTCCAAGGGTTTAAAGACGGGTGTGTACTATCTTCGATCGAAGCCACGTGCACAAACCCAAAAGTTCACGATCGAGCCACCTAAAAAGCAAGTCGTTTGTACCGATGAAGTGTGTGTCGTGTGTTCAAGTTAGCGCGTGCGCGCTAACCTAGAACCACAAGTGTGCTCCAGCTAAAGCTGTCGCCGCTATCGCGTGCTCGAGTTAAGCCCTCGCCGCTATCGCGTGTTCAAGTTAAGTTCTTACCGCTATCGCGTAAGGCAGTAATGCCACAAAAATTGAACGTGACAATGAAAACATTATCTACACAAAAGCAACCATGGGCAATGCATCAGGAATTCCCAGCCGCGTTCAACAGGTTCATCCCGCCAAGCCTCTGTGCGATGTGTTCCTGGGTGGGTCTTGTAATCCAACGTCATGGCGTAAAAAGATAGCGATTCCGATGTTGGACGCCACCAATGTGTCCTACTATAATCCTCAGGTAGATGTATGGGACCCGAGCCTCGAGGAAACCGAGAGACGGTATAAAAACAATGCTCGCTACATTCTCTTTGTTATCGACGACCAAACACGTGCCATCGCATCGATACAGGAAGCTTCCTTCTGTATCGGCCGTGGTATGAACGTGGTCCTCGTTATTAAAAAAATCCAACATCCTCCTGAAGGGATCTCCGCAAATGAGCTGAAAGATCTGAATCGAGGGCGTACTTACCTCGAAGCCGATGCAAAAGCAAACAACGTTCCCCTCTTCGACGAAGTCAACTATGCGATCAAGTATATCATCGGTGATATCAGGAAGAAGCAGATGAGCTAAAAAAAGCTGACATCCTGAATAGGTTTGCATCGTGTTGCGGTAAGGAATTCAACAAGGGCGGCTTTGTCCAGACGATCATGTTCGATCGCGTAAACCAATTTATCAACCACGTCTTTTTTCTGTGGCGAATACGCGTAATCCGTCATATCGACTATGTCAGCGATGAACTTGCGATAAACTTCGACAAGCTCCCGACTCATTATTTAGATAAAATCATGTATCTTCTTATATAGAGATTTCAAATATCGAGTGACATGACGTTTGCTTTTTTCTTACCCTTCTTACTGATCAAGTTATGTATGCTTACATCATCGTTTAACTCGGTAAATTCCGAAGATGTCACCGTGGACATCACTTCGATTCTATTGTTATCATTTTCCATATCCTTCAATATGTCTTCCATATTCGAGGGACCTTTCATGTTGAAGGTGGGTCGTTGAGCGCCCCCTGCCGGCTGTGGGGGTGCTTGTGGCGGCGGCGCATTCCCACCCGCCGCGAACATGTTGCCGAACATACCCGCAATATTACCAAAGAGACCACCGCCCCCTCCACCGCTCTCTGCTTGAGACTTCATGGTGTTCGCAGTGGCCTCGGCAAATTGTCGTCGCAAGTTGGGATTGTTTTTCAAAACATCCCCCAATTCCGGGGCATTACGGAACAGACTGTTCGTCATATGGAACATGAATGCGCTTCCGCCCAGCCCAAGAAGCAGCCGGAGTTCGGGCGCCATGTTGGCTTTGCCACGGTACTTTTCATAGAGTTCTTCGAAAATATCATCATATTCGTCGATATCTTCATGCACGCTCTCGGACCAACCGGTCAGCTTGACATTGAAAGGATCGTATTTCGAATTGAGAAGCTCGATACCCGATGTCAACAAAACGATCGCCTTTCGTTGGAATTTCACTGCATTGTCCATAGCCCGATCGTTCTTCACGCGCTCGTATTCCATCCTCATCTCCTCCAAGTTCGAGGCCAGCGTGAATTTCTTGGGTATCTTAAAGCCCTTTTTCTCGATACGATCAAACTGATACAACATCTCGCGTTTTTCGGCTAGTATCTCTTCTTCGGTCATTTGACGCTTCCCACCCTTCGCAAGAAGACTCCCAAGGGACTCCCCATCGCTCTCGTAACTCTCAGCCTCCTCTTCACGCTCGCTTTGAGGAGCGCGGGCTCGAAACTGTTGTGGTCGTGGCTGTTGGCGAAATGATGATTGATATGAAGATTCGGATGATTTATCGACATCAGAGAGCTCATCTACTTTGACCCGTTCAAAGATCATAGATTGAACATCGTCATTTTTGACGGAATCCAACTTGATGCTCCTCACGCTTCCAGGAGCATCCTTCACGCTCGAAGCCCGACTCGACATGTTCTCGATATTTTTTTTAGTTGGATTCATGAGAAGATCTAGACCGAGATCCATATTAAAAGTGAATAACACAACTTTAAATAGATTGAAACGCATGTGTTTTTTTAGCGTTATTTTTCATCCACCATCGTGCTTGTAAGTAGACATCACTGATATCGTCTTTCTTCTTCGTCTCTGCAAACACACGTTTCATATAGTGATTATCTGATTTTTCTACTAGGGTTCGTGTATGGTCGACGGATGCTTTCTTGTTCGCACTATATGACTTTGCTGGTATCTTTGTACCCGTCTCTGCTTCGATCAGTTTTATCTTTGAAGATGCTGATACGAAATGAATATCAACCTTTCCCACCACCCCTGTTTTTTCTAATAGGGTCGCATATGTGGCAATGATGATCTGTAGGTTTTTCATGACTGGATTCTTTAGCACAGGCTGGTTCTCGATGAGGAATATAATGTGCTCATTTTCCAAGTCGATACTTAGCTTGTTATAAAGCACGTCATCGATCATATCGATCATTGCATTCACCAATACTTGAATGTTCTTATGATCTACGCCGATATCAACTCGATCCCATAAACACACCGTCTCGTTATGGTCCAAACAACAATACGCGAGATTCTTTATACCGATATCAAATGAGAGTATCATTTATGTTTAGCTTTAGATAGCTGGCGTCTTATATAGGAGACACCATTGGCGTCGAATTTGCCGTATTTACGAACCACGACGAGCTTCACAATGGCTCTTCGTAATTCCTTGTAAAAGGTATCCTTGGTGAACTCCTTGTTTGTTGGCATCGCTTTTCCCAATACTGACGAGTAGTATCGATAAAACTTGTCTTGAAAGTTCAGATAGTTTGGTCCGACCAAGAAGATCCCGAGGTGTTCAGCAAGCACTTGATTGATGATATGGTGATGTTTCGTATAATCGGCATGGTTTATGATGGCTCCGATGTTCTCTGGATATTCAAAGTCGTATGTTTCGCATAGTATTTGATATGGTTGATCTTCCTTGACAAAAACGTTTGTATTGTCAACGATCAATATGCGATTTTCGAGGTTGATGGGTCCGTACTTGGGTTTCAACGTCTTGGCTATCCGTGGTTTTACTTTATCGAGCGATTTTGTTAATACGGTTTTCGTCACGATACAGTCATTTCGTGTAAAGAGGGGTCGATTGAACTTGACCGAACATGTTTTCTCGATTTGATTGATGATGTGGATAGCCCATTTCTGCTCGCTTGCCGTGTATACGAAAAATTCAATAAAAGGAATGTCCTGCTTCAAACGCCGTACGAACTCGCAAAAAAAAGGCCGTACGATCCCGCCTTTCAACTTGGCCTTGTAATCTTTAAAGCCGTACTGCAACTTGCCGCCAGCACTCTTGATTTTGGTGTGTATGTCATATGTGGTTATTTGATGGCGGATATCACCTATGATTGTTCCATCCAAGTCTAACACGATTACCAAAGGGGATTCCATAGATTCCATGTATTTGTTGTATATAAACATTATTTTCTATTTATCAGATTATGTATGACATGATATCACATGCTGTTTTTGGTGTTTTGTGCACCTATTACTCAGTGAACTTTGTAGCAAACAGGGGACAAATGTCGAATATCGAATTTTTTGCTGCGTTGATCCTTTTCATGACCGTCTTTATAGCGATCAACGGTAAAAATATCTTTTTATATTTAAAACATGGAGACAAAGATGAAAATTGTCTTGGTCTTGTTTGTAGTTGTGTTACTCGCATACGCGATTTATTACGTCATGTCAGACGTGAACAAGCAAAAAGCGAATGAACACAAAGACAAAAAAATAATGGAAACATTCGAGGAATATGATATCCGTAAAGTAATCCGCAGCGAGCTTGATAAGTTCAAGATGGATAGCAAAATCAAGTCTAAAATATTCGATTCTCTATCCGGTAAAATCGATACGTATAAAAACATGTCTCCAGAGGATCTGAAAGACATGATCAATGCGGGTATCGCAGACCTCAAAAAACGTTATGGTGTCTCGCCCTCGGCCTCACCGGCGAGGGCAAAGGAAGCTTACGCCGAGGAAGAGGAGGAGGAACAAGAAGAACAAGAGAAAAAAGAGGCGTCAGCCGAGGATGTAGATGATGTAGAGGAAGCATACGAGGATGATGAGCGTAAACTCGATTCCATCTCGAAAGCATTCAAGCGAACACGCGAGACATTCGCTAAAGAAGATACGTTCAACGAGCCAGCTTCCGTTCCCAAACGCTCGGCTCCCAAAGATAACAGCAGCGATATCGCGGCAATCCTAGATAACACGAGCCTAAGCCTGGAAACCGTACAACGTAACATGACAAAACTCAAGAACATTCTCGTAGCGACACAGCCCTCAGCCGCCACCGCAGCCAAGCCGCCCAAGGCGACGATCGAAGGCTTCGAGAACCTTCCTTCTCACGCTTATGCGGCCTATTTCTAGCGGATGCTCATGAGCGACTCGAACAGAAATTTCGTTTTGAAATTCGTGATATACATCGAAAAGTCTATTCCAGTATCTCTTGGGTTCCATCTCAATATGTTTTTTGCGTCGACCATGACTTGGAGCATGATATCGATGGCATCCTCGCCGTCTTGATCGATGTTATGAAAGTGTCGTTTTATGAACTCGATGAGTCCCTCGGCATCGTATTTAACCATGTTTTTTTTGAACAGATGAAAAACGACCTTTGCTCTTGCTGTATACATTGCCTTGTGTTTTTGCTTCAAACAAAACAAATCGTACGTGGTAAATTCCCCCTTTGGTGCGATAAAGCCCACGCTACGACCATTCCAAAATTCTGCTACAAACTGATCGATCGTGTTCTGTACCTTTATTTTGTGCTCGGTACGAAGTAGGTCATTCAGAAGTTTGATGAACAAATTAATATAAAACACTTGGATCGTACAGGTATCCAAGATCAAACGAGTCATTTGAATGATGTCATCATCTTTCATCAAAAAAAACACCTTATGAGCTTGCTTCTCGTAATTCGCTTCGTTTAAGACATTCAGAATGCTGACCAAACGCTTCGTGATGCTCTTATTGTTGATCATGATATGACTCGGTGGCGACGAGGTCTTGTAACGGCGTGCGTTGTCATCTTTGCTTTTCATCAACTTATTCAGAGGGATCGTATAGGTGGACTGGAAGCAATCCAACTTGAAGATATCCCGATATTTTGCATCAATATCGGGATCCCGTGGCACCCCCTTCTTTCTCTCTAGTATAGCGGCCTTGCTGAAAGTAACGACTTTCAACATATATGATCTATTGTGATATTATTTAAATGACTAAGATAATGTATGTTTATGTTTGACCCGAGTAAAGTTGCGGACATGATCGACGAAATTTATCATATCACGAATATCCAATATAGTCTCGTCGTTTTTGACGAGGCTGATAGAACATCCGAGCATTTCAAACAGCTCGTGCAAAACCTGGAAGCTCGTGACTTTCCGTACATCGTGTATGGGTCCGATACCCAATGGCAATTAGATGTATTCAACGAGCATACGATCACCAAACGAATGTTCCTAGTACCCTATCAATATCTCGGGAAATTCATCGAGATATGGCAGGCAAACTTTGAAAGCATCAACTTTCTCATATGGTTGTCTCGTGACGCCAAGACCGTCTTCGATACGATGGTGGTTTATCACGGACTCAAACTCTCCGATAATTGCATGAGACTCGTCGTCGGCGAGTGAGATACAAAAAAATTTGAGATATAAGCTTGGTTGTTGTATAATGATAAACCCAAAACACACCATGACCACCGACATAGCGACCCGACGACTCACCAAAGATATCGCCATATTGGATAAAAACAAGGCGGAGTTGCAAAGTCGTGGCATTTACATACACGTCGATGAAGCAAATATACATAATCTCCGAGTGCTCATCGTGCCCAAGGAAAAACGAGATGGCGACTTGATATCTCCATACACGGCAGGATTCTTCATGTTTCATCTCACATTCCCGGGGGATTTTCCGATGTCTCCGCCCAATGTAACCTTTTATCCTCAACAGAATCATTGCAGACTTCATCCGAACTTCTATCAAATCGGCAAAGTATGTCTTTCTGTGATCAACACATGGGGAGCGAATGATTGGTCGCCGGCGACGTCGGTTCTGAACCTCGTGAATATCTTAGAAGCACGCTTCACAGAACGAAGCTTATGTTTCGAACCGGGTCTAGAGATGGCTTCACCCGAACAAATCCAGGCTTTCAATATGACGGTCGAATACGCAAAGTATACTTGTATTTTAGAAGCATTAGACCACCCGGTTTTCGAACCTTTCCGAGCCATCATCCGCGAAGAATTCAAACAAAACGAGGCATATCTTATTCGCCGTCTCGAGGAGATGAAAGCGTTGAATGGTGACAAGTATCAAGTAAAGACATTCTATGATAGGATCACATGCGACTATGGCAAAATGCTCAAAAATATGCAGAGGAAAAACTAGAGCATATCAGAAAATTTTTCTCATGGTATTCTAAACATGCCTCCTAAGTCCGCAAAATCACCCGCAGCGACGACCGACACGACCACACGCTGCATTCTCCTTGGTGTCCTAGTGTTCTCCCTCGCCCTTGTTCTTTATGTGTCATACACACGTATGACCTCCCAAGAAAAGTTCAGTCAAGATGGCAACGTACGTGTATGTCTGTTCCATGCCACCTGGTGCCCTCATTGCACCAAGTACCTCGATAGCGGCACCTTTGATAACGCATACTCGAAAGCCCGTGAAGCGAACGGTAACGTGACTTTTGAGAAGATCGACTATGATCAAAACAAGAATCTAGCCAACAAGTACGATATCAATAGCTTCCCCACGATCATCGCCATCGATGCCCAGGGCAACCAAATCGAAAAGTTCCAGGGCAACCGTCACAATATAGAGGAAGTGGTGGATTTCGCTCTCAAGGCCGCAGCATAAATAAAACGTCAGCATAAATAAATGCCACCACCGACAGCAGTGGATTCGTTAGTTGAAAATCTTCAAGAAGTGGCACAATGGGACGCCATCATCGGTATCGTCGTCGCCGTGATCATGTTCATTGTTTTGGTCGTCATAGGCATGAATATGATCATGAACAAGAAGAACGAAGGTCTCGGCGCCTTCCTCATCATCATCGCTTTCTTGGGTGTCCTCTTTGCCATCATATGGTATCAGATCGTGCAGAACAACAAATCTTTCGGGGCGGCGATGCTAATGGCAACCGGCGGAGCCTTGAAACGCCAGAAGCGTGTCATGGAAGTAGCCTCAAAAAAATTGAATTTCTATAGCATGCAATGAGACTTAGAGAGCAAGCACGGCACGGCAAAGCAACATGAAGATCTCCATCGAAGGCAACATCGGTTGCGGCAAGTCGAGCGTGATGACACGTCTATGTCAAGTAACGAGGCTACCCATCTTCCTCGAGCCGATCGATGAATGGGGTGAGTGGCTCGATGTGTTTTATAAGGATCCTGAGCGTTGGGGTATGTCCTTCAATCTCAAGGTCCTCATGTCTTACCACAAGTGGATCAATAATAATTTTATGGCCATCTATGAGCGTTCCCCGCTATCATGCCGGCATATCTTCTCGCAGCAACAGTATGACCAGGGCCGTATGACGCGCCTCGAATACGACATGTTCGATAGCATCTACAAAGAACTCGCATGGAAGCCAGATGCGGTCATCTATATCCGAGCAGATCCAGAAATTTGCATGGCACGTATGCAATATCGTGCCAGAGATTGCGAATCAACCGTTCCCATGAGTTATCTGGAAGATATCCATAACAAATATGAGAACATGGCCCAACAAAACTTTACGCTTTCCAACAAAGCGCTCGCATTCCAAGTCGATGGGAATCAGTGCGCCGATGCTGTCCTGAAAGACGTCACCTCTATTATCGAAAACCTCAAGAACACGCGTTTCGTTCAATCGTGCCCCGTATAGCAGCGGGATTCCTCAAAGTACACGCTATTATAAAGCCCCATCTTGAATTCCGTTGCCGATTCCAAGATCGTCACGGTATAGAAGATCAAGAAGAGGAAGATAGCAGTAAAGACGATGACTTTGATCGTGAAGACGATCGCTTCGACGTCTTCTGTGTTGCATTGTTTTTCCTTATCCGCGACATCTTTCAGGCTGCTGACATTCATGATAATGGCGTCTTCCCGTTTCTTGTTCAGTTCCTTGATCTTTCCGAGGCGAGCGATGGGTCCGATAGTCATCGTGAGATATACGATGGCCATGAGTGACACGCCCAACATGAAGATATCTACGGTCAATTCGGTGTATGGGAAAGGTATCTTGTTTCGGGATACGTTGATGACATAATTGCATTTTTCGTATTGTGTGATGACGTTCATCATATACTTGTACATGTCCGTCTTGTCCTCCTCTTTCATTTCTTGAATATCACCGATCGCAGCATACCTCTTCGAGTCAACGGCCTTGTTAATTTTCCCCATGAGCGAATCGAGTTTGGTGAGAGAGCTCAATAAGAAACTCGTATTCGTTTCGATCGTTTCTTTGTTAAAGTTGAACTTGTGTACGGATTTTGCGTGGTATGAAAAGAGAAGGACGATGACGAAGACCATGGCGACCAAGGGAATCAATGTTTTAGCGGCAATGTTCACATGATTGATGCTCCTGATGACTTCGCCGGTGGCGGTCTCGGGCTCTGGGGAGTTCGATAGTTTATTCCATATCCTGAGTTGTGGAATAACATAGTAGATATATCCCATGATAATAATGATTGTGACCATGATGATGAGCGTCTTACTCATCCGGAAGTTCTTCATCTGTTGATAAAATATGTTTTGCTCCGTACGATCCATGCCGCTCGTACCCGAAGCATGACTCACCTCCATGTAGAAATCGTTCAAGACATCATATGCATATTTTGTATCGAGGCCTTTGTAAACATCGTCGTAAGTGATCGTGTCGAGTCGCGTGATGAATTCGGCGGTCGAGATGAATCTTCCCTGAGTTGTAGTTTCTACCGACCGCCGCATTTTCCGTTTGGTATCAATCACCCCATCCAGGCCGTACATCACCTTGGTATAGATATTCAGCAAACGCTGGTCCATATCGTCTTTGTCCAGTTTTCCCAGCACGTAATCGAGGTTCTCCATCACGTTGATGTTATAGTCGGCCAACTCATTAGCAAGCTGGTTGGACAAGATATGAATCTTATAGTTGATCACCGAGTTGATTCCCTTTGATACATCCACGGTGTCGATGGTATTAAGAATGTTTTTGCGAATGACCGGTATCAAATGCTCCATGAATGCAGTTTTGAACATCACCCGGTAAGATTCCTTCGTCTGCGTAACAACCGTTTTTTCCATCACATTCTCGATTCGTCTTTGGATGTAATCATCGTTCAAAGGAAAGGTAGACGCGCCTTCGACGACCAAGAGCAAATCGGTCATCTCGCTTTCGATGTAGGCATTAAACTTCTGCAAGAACAGGTTGAACAATACCTGCTTCTCCTGGGGTGTCGCGCTCTTTATCCGATTGACATATTCTGTGTATATTTCATGCGAAAAGTTATCGAAAAAAGCCTTTGTTTTTCTTTCAAAGTCGGTCGTTTGAGATATTCTCGTAGGAAGTTCAGCTGATACCACTGGCGCCAATGTTGTAAACTCTGCAGAATTTGGTAATACTTTGAGATATAGAGGGTATGCATAAATCAAAAGGTGTTTGATAGAGTTTTCAAACAGTGTAGCTTGGGATGTGAACTTGGGGTTCTTGGAAGTATCTTCGTTCATGACTTGAATGGTGACATCGTCGGTGCCCTCGTTCGCTATGAAATAAGATAATCCTAATTCGCGGAACTTGGTCACGACGATGTTATCCAATATCTTTTGATTGCTTTCCAACATCGACTTCTCGGCGTCATGTTCGCCGCGTTTGTTGAACAGATAGTAATAAAACGAAAAAATCTTGCGAACTTCTTTCAGGATGTACGCATTATTGCTTTTTATCACGGCTTTCTTCAAAGTAACATATCCATACCCATAGTTGTAAAACTGGAAGACAAAATCTCTGATTTCCACTTTTAAAGCGTCGTAGAGATCCGAAAGATTCGCCTGCTTCTTGCAGGGATTCTTCGAGATCATGATGTCCACGATCTTGGTCGTGGCGTTCCTACCGCATTTCCTGGTGTCGCCCCCACCAGACCTCTTGATGCCGCTTTGCAGCTGGTTGAAGATCCGGATGTATTGACTCGTGTTATTCTGCATATAATATCCGATGGCCTGCAAGAACAACATCATATGAATATTGGGAATCAACATGACGTTAAAGTTCGTAAAACGCATGTTGTTGTCTGTTTTACGTGCGCTCGACATCCTCATGCCTTCTATCATCATCAATAACAACATCAGCATGATCGTGAAGAAGATCGTATATACGATGAGGTACAATAGCATGGACTGTAGATTATCAACGCTCATGGCATCATCGCCGCCCTTTGGATGTTTCATACGAATACGGATCATGTATATCAAGATGATGAACGTTATGACAATCATGATGATCATCACGATCATCATCGTTCGAAACACCTTTTGCCGTGCATTCCAATAGCTCCATGTAGACTGATAGAGTCTATGCACACGAGCAAACGCAGATGCGATGTTCTGCATGATTTCGGTTTTCTTCGCGGTTTGATCCGCCGTCAAATTAAACAGTCCTTCGAACTTGGCCTTGAATGTGGTCAGCTTCGTGCTCCTTGACAGATCATCTTGAAACTTTAGATATTCTTCTTGTAGATCGCTCGGATCGAATGCAGGGTCTATTTTTTTGTACTCTCTCGTATAGTAATCGAGAACATCTTCATAGTAGTTACCCACGATCCTGAACACAGACATCTTACTATATCATATAAAAATTTATCGGCTAAGTATAATAATGTCTTGCTTGGACACAAAACCATCTGCGTCTCCTGACGAGATTATCGTGTCGTATCAGCGCATTATGTCGAAAATCATTACAGATAATTATAGCGTGATCTTTGTATATTTCGTCATCGTGATCTTGCTGCTCTTGATCGCGTATTATTTCTTCAATAACATACGTAGGACCATGAAATCATACAGGAAAAACTCTGCAATTATGGAGCTCGCCCCGACACAAGATAACAACGTCAGTGATCCTGCATCCGATAACGAGAGATATACAAAGCACGACTCTTCTAAAGATACAACTCTTTACGCTCTCCGCACTCGCGATAACCCCATCGACTATATTGATAAGGGCAAGAAAGACTTCTTGCAAGACGTTGATACCAAGTACGACGAATACAACACCGCCAAAAGCGATTATATCAAGACGACGTATGCCCGTAAAAGCGACGATGTTGTCGACCAGGACATACTCTTTTCACGCCATGATGACTATGAATATAAAGGCGGACGATTAGAGGGCAGCGCACGCTAGTAATTCTTGAATGGCCCCGACCGCGACCACGAACAACTCTTTGTAGTTGACGTTTTTCAGCGCGTTGGTATGATAACCATATACATGACACACCCGCCTGCTGTTATAGAAAGCGGGGCTGATCTCATACACGCCGCGCTCCAATTTACGAATCACTCGTAGGTATAGATCGTTCGCTTCGACGATCACCTTTAGCTTCCCTTCCCTCAAGTCGGCATCCACAAAGAGCCGGTCACCTGTGATTTCGCCCATGGCATCTACATCGGGCAGGTATCCTTCGGTTTCATACACAAAACGCTTGTCGATAGCTTCGATATCCTGAGCGATGAACCCCATACATGGCACATCATCGCATGCCTTTCCATAGTTGTAGTGGTACTCCTTGACTTTGATTTGCTTGATGATATCTAAACATCTTCCAGTGTGCACACCGACCACGTGTTTTTTGATCCGCAAGTCGGAGTTATCGTTATAATTCTGGGCCTGTACGATGTTCAAGCCCGTATTGCTCGTCAAGAATCCCGGCATGTATCCCAAACCGATGCGGGGATTGTAAACGTTTCCGGTGACAGACATCGAACCGTTGATGATGACATTATTGCTAAAAGTCGCGTTTCCTCCTGTGAGCATCATGCTATTCCGCATCACAGTTGGTCCTGTCACATCCAAGTTGCTTTTCACAGATGCGCTCCCTTGGATGAGGACATCATTGGAAAACGTTGCATTGCTGTTGAAATATGACAGTCCCATCACGTATAACACATTACTCAGTGTCGCTTGTTGGTTGATCACGATACTGTCATTGATGATGATATTCGCAAAACTACCTTGATTCTGTAGATTTGCTACGCGAATATCCGTGTAATTCTTTATTGCGTTCTCGGTGATGAGTTTATTGCAATCACCGGGTTGATTACAACTCGATGGGTTCAAATACGTATGAATACCGTCGATAAAAACGCCTCGGAAGTCTAGATTGCTATTGATCCTCAAAAAGTTAATATCCGTATAAAGGTTACCGCCACCATAGGCGATATCATAGACATTCCGAATGCGGTATACTTCGTTCTTTCGTTTATTCACCCAATCGATATAACTCTCGGTATCGGTTAGCGTGCGAGCATCCGGGTATAGGGTTTTGTATAGCTCTGCATCAAAATCACCATCGATGTTGCTACTCAGATATATTGGCGCAACACCTCCTTGAGTTGGACTCGTAATTATACCTCCCGCTTCGATATTCGAAAGTCCTGCTATTAATCTAACATAGTTGATCTTGGCGATGCGCACGGGATCCGTTGCCAAGATGCCGTAGAGCATATAATTGCTGCTCGGATAAACGAGGGCAATGCTGTTCGACATCGTGAAATTCGACGGTGTCACGGTGCCTACCTGGATCGTATGGTAACTCGAATATTCGTCGATGATACGTACCGTATCGCCATCGAGCAAGTTATTCGACCCAAATGCTACGGTATTCGAGTTTTCCAGACGAAATATGTTGCTACCCAGATACACTACTTTTTGATAGATGCTCGGCACATACTCTTGCTTCCGACCGATCTGAGCGGACGTCAAGCCTTGATTGGACATACTCGTCGCGATCACCCGACTGAGGCTCGCGACATTAGCGATATCTCGTGATGAAGAAAAGAACACCTCCGGATCGAAATTCGCAGGGATGATCCCCAAGTGACGTGCCAGCGGCAATGTGGGATTATTGCTATTAAATACAGTCGCGGCTTCGATCGTTTGTATGTTGAATTCTACGGATAATTCCGGATTGAGATACATAAAGTCGAATGCATTGAATGACATCTTTATTAAAATTTGATATATAAATCTCTTGTCTCACATAAGAGACACGCACCATGAAAGTCATCTCCTTCAATGTCAACGGGCTTCGTGCGATCATTCAAAAAGATAAGCAAGGCAAGCGTGATACCGGCAAAGAGAGCACCTTGGTCGCCTTGGCAAAAGAACAGGACCCCGACGTCATCTGCTTACAAGAGATCAAATGCTCTCATGATACCGTCCTGCCGTCGAAACTGATGGAGCCTCTCGCCCAATATTACCCGAGCATCATACGCGCTTGCTCCACGGTCAAAAAAGGATATTCGGGCGTCGCTATTCTCTCAAAGGTCCCTCCGATCAACACGATGACTATTCCCGATGACAAAGAGGGGCGCGTCCTGGTCGCCGAGTATGCCAACGTGTACGTCGTCTGTGTGTATACGCCGAATAGCAAAGCCGACCTTTCTCGGCTCAAAGAACGTGTGAGCTCGTGGGACGTCAACTTTCGTGGTTTGCTCGCCCGTTTGGACGCGGTCAAACCCGTGATCGTAGCAGGGGATCTCAACGTCGCTCATCAGCCTATAGATGTCCATAATCCTGTCGGCGCGTGGCTTGCGAATGGTTTTACGGAGGCCGAACGCGAGTCTTTCTCGACTACGCTACGCGATATCGGACTCCTAGATACGTTTCGCACGCTTCATCCGCTCGAACGCGCTTACTCGTGGTTCTCACCGTTCTTGAAGACACGCATAAAGGGCTGGCGCATCGACTACATCCTTATTTCCGAGCGTCTCAAGTCAAGACTTGTCGACGCCCAAATTCTCACCGAGTACTATGGATCCGACCATGTCCCTATCTCTATGACGTGTGAGCTATAGAGCTATGAAGAGGCAGAAATATTATTCACCACGTTATAGAGCTCATGATTATCGCCCACCCCCGAAAACACGATGTTCTTCCATGTGCTGGGCATATTGACGTTGAAAGCCCCCGCCAATCCATATTGTTCGTAGTAGAATTTTCCTTCCGTGATACCCCCGGTGATACGTATACCTCCCATGACTGTCAAAAACAGGAACACGAACAGTCCATTCACAGTCAGATCCGAGCTCCCCCAATAGTCTTTTTCGGCTACCGCGGCCATCACGTCATCGACTGCTGCATAGAAAGTGTTCAAATAAGAGATGTCGCTTTGTGACACGAGTCCATAGAGCGCCGCACGTAATATCAGATTGATCGGAGTATTCGCATATGCACTCGCGATTTTGCTTTCGTAATAGGTCAGATTGCGCAGGATAGACTGATGGTCACGCACTTGGTTCACATAGTTATTGAAGTAGAGGTACGAGTAATACGGTAGCAGGATCAGCCATGGATCCGCAATTTGAAGCGTATCGGAACTAGAAAACGTCTCATCGTACCGAATGAGATCACATGAAACGCCAAGTTCATACGGAATATCGAGGTTTTGATATGCGAGAATCCAAGATGCTTTGGGTGCATAATTGAGGTCGTAGCTGGCTTCCATGGTATATTTCAAGGCGAGTTTGGTGACGTACTTGGTGAATGCGTGGTTCGTCGAGACGCGGCCACCTAGTCCAACGATATTCGTCATGTTATACGAGCTATCGATATTGCTGATCAAGAAATCAGCCACGTTTTTCATCATCATATAACCCTTGTTCGTCAGCCACTCTCGATCTTGCGTGAGCCGGTAATAATTCCAAGCATTGATGGCGATCACCGCATTATTGAAGATATGCAGAGGACTCGATACGTCCCAATACACGTTTTTATATCCAACGACGTCGTTTTCGTAGGGATATTTGCTACCCTTGTAACCGAAACTCGCGGATAGCTGAATGGCTTGTTCAAGACCACGATACTTAAACTCCAGCATGATTTTGGCTAGGGAGGGTCGCAATAGGAGAAGGGTAGGAACGAGCCATATATCGCCATCGAAGAAAAGATTACCGTTCGTGTCTACGTAACTCAAGCTCAGTGGGTTGATCTCCGAGTTCACCCCGTCTCGAATGCAACAAAAAATGTTATACAGGCTCTGTCGGATGTATCGTTTAATACCCATGACGCGCTTCAGGTTTTGTTGCGTCACCCCATCTTTCGCGACGAGCTCCACATCACTCTCCCATAGACGCTCCCATTCCGCCGCATTTCCTGCTTCCAATTGCGTGAGCAACGTAGCAGTATCGGATGTCTTGAATACGATATTCATGAGAATTCGCTTGAGTTCCTCCACGGGGTCCACGAAATCTTTATTCGACATCATCGCGGTCAGTATATAAATGGTTTTGGTCGCGCCTTGAGCGAGCGATGAGATACGCATTTGTTGGAAACAACCGCTCTTTTTGTTCATCACATTGAAGCCCAGTAGATTACTGCTATCAAAGTAACAGCTCGCACATGCGATCGATGAAGCCGTTTCCAGGTGTGTGGCCCTCGCACTCATGATATAAAGTCCCTTATCGCTATAGATGCGATCGTTGTAAATCACGTTATTATTGTAGTCCGGTTGCGTGAGGTTCGAGTTGGATAAGAAGGTGTGCATGACATCCAGATTGGACGTGTTACTCGCGGCAGTGATCGTCACTTTTTGCAGCACACAATACGGATACTGGCGCAAGGGCGTGATATCGTTTTGTACGGTCAGTGGTAGCAGGTTATTGCTACGGACGTGAAACACCGAAGAAACCCGTCCAATTGCCATATCGACCGTCTGATGTGTGAATTCGTAGCTGATATTACTCCCGGTTTGGTCAAAGAGGCGCACATCATTCATCGCAAACCCTTCGATAATGTTGTTCTTATATTTTCCTACTTGATCGAAGTTGAGTTCACCGACGGCAATCATGGTGTTCCCTGCCCCTATCTTTGTCATTGAGTTGTAAAGAGCGAGCTTGCCGTTGCCGCACAAAACACCCGGTTTATCGGCCAAATTATTGTTACTCAATGTGATGATGTATCCGCTATCATACACCAGATTGCTCATTTTATTTAGGAGTATAGAATAATGTGGCCTATCGTGATCATCATCATCACATTGCTCATCACACTGCTCGTCATCTCCGCAAAACGCACGATCGAGTGTTTCTCGGGGGGCGGAGCCCTCCCAGTATTCATCGCGTCAAAACAAGATTTCCGGCGCGCAATAGGCACATCGCCTTTCTTTGCTCGGATGACGCCCGTGGATTTGTACGCACGCGGGGCCACTTCTAAAGCCGAATACATGAACACCTATATCGACGCCTTCGAGGAGTTTACGCCCGCGGAAAAAACCCGTCTTACCGGCCTCGTCTCCGGGATTCGTTATGCCCCTCATATCCGATGGAAGTTCGCCAAGGTATCGACGACCATCGAAAAAGGCTTCCCACATACGCTCGAAGACGTTATTGTTCTCTCCAACACTTCTCTAGCGCATGGCGACTCTAGTTTGACCGAGACGCTCATCCACGAAAAGGTACATATTCTTCAAAGGAAAGAGCCCGCCCACACCGAGGAATTTATAAAACGCTTGGGGTTTCATCATGTGAAGCAGATCACGCATCCGTTGAAACGGAACAATCCTGATCTACCAGAAGAAAATTACGCATTGCTACCCAATACCGCTATCATGCAACTTTATAACTCGGATCGCCCGTCGAACATCGCAGATTCCCAACCGTTCGTCGTATCTCATGAGATCAAGCCATTTCATAACACCGGCCAGTTTCCTTCCTACGTGCATCAAATAGAGCATCCCTATGAAATCATGGCTACGATGATTGCTCGTGAGTATATGGACCAGAACTTCCGAAACCACCAGTCCCTCGAGCGGTCTCGGTAAGATCGCCATCGCCGACATCCTCTAGCGGAAAGTGCCAAACGCGTCTTGGAATGATCTGTACGAGTCGAGCGGGGAGCACCAGCTCCGGTGCATCCGGGTTGATCTTCACCAGCGCCACCATGATATTGCCACGGTATGAGTTATCGATGATACCGATGTTGTTGGCCAACATGTACCCTGACTTGGAAATCGAACTACGGCCGACCAGGTCAAAGTAGAAGCCCGGTGGAGGAGCGACCTGAATCCCGGTATCATAAAACGTCACGTTGTTCACTTCCTTCAGTTTCTCCACCAGGACCAGGTCATAACCGCTATCGCTAAAGTGAGCCTTCGAAGGCGTGACGGCCAGCGGATGGGTCTTCTTGAAGTGTACGGACATCATTGTGAGCGTATATGTATATACATTCTAAGCCACAAGCCTTATATCAATTTTCACGCATCCAAAAAGATGTTCTCCTCTTTTGAATCTTCATCGGCCTGTGGAGGATGCACGACGTCATCGTTCTTCGGTTTGTTCATCATATCTTGCACGGATTTTCGGTGAAATTCGTCCACTTCTTTGATGATTTCATACATGAGCTTGAAGTCGACTGCGCCCATCACCGTTGCTTTGTTCAGGTTCTCCTTGACTCGGGCGCTCACCTTGGTCTCCCACTTCTTGAAGTTTGGCTTTTTCGCGGCGGAGGGGGCGGCTGCGGCGGTATCTTGCGGAGACACTTCATTGCGGCATCTGACGGTCGTGGCGCGGCTGAGAAGCATTGTGTACTTTATCCACAGAAAATTTATTCTTCTTCTTTTGGCAAGTCCCGAATAATTTGTCTAGCTCTGTTAATAACACTCGTCACATACTCATCACGATTAGGTGCCCTATGATTGAACACCCCAGATATCTCCATGCTAGATACTTGCTTATCCCATCTAGTTGGAAACAAACTATTATGAGTCGGCATGACTACGGGGTTCGATGAAAGCCCTATCCAACCGGTGTTTGCGCCCAAGCTTGAAATACCTTTTCTTTTATCGTATATATGTTGGTGAAATCTTGCTTTCATTCCAGCCGGTATAAAAATCGTTCTGGTTTCGTCGTTCCAATTGATATCTGTGTTTGTGAAATTTTGCTCTCTGTGGATTTCATCACCTGCTTTTTGCAAGGTAGCGTTATTATGCACGTCAGATATCGATAGATTTACGGGCTTTGTGAACGATTTCACATTTCTTGGGTCGGCGTTTTGGATAAAGTCGAGACTACCAATAAACTGGGGTCCTACCCAACCTCGAGACTCTGTTTTGAAAGTAGAGACGAAACTGAGTTCGCGTACATTGCGCAATATCTTTTCGTTGTAGCTCGCATGCAACGATTCTAACTCTTGAATGTTTTTCTCAATATCCGATTGTGTAGGCACGCGTGAATTTGGTCGCTTGGAGCTGTCCGTGCTGTTCTTTCTTCGATCATTCCTCTTGATTTCATTTTCACATATCGTCAGTTCTTTGTAGTATTCGCGTTTGATCGGCTGTATAACGTCTCTTATATCCTGTCTTTTCTGCCTTAGGTTGGCCAATTTATTCTCCAAGTCCAGTTTCTTCGCCCTCATGGTTTCAAGATAACGCTGGCTATCGGCATCTAGAGCAGTAGCTGCGTTATTCAGAAAACCTTGCAATTTCGTCGTATCAGAGTATGTGTTTCCTCTGGGAAAGTAACCGTTTGGATCAGCGGTTTTCATGACACAACCCTTCATCACGTTCATGTCGCCGAAAGCCGGATGCAGAGCATCATTCTCCGCAAGGCCGCACGATGTGGGATCGACACCATAACTCGATAAAAGTTGTTGTGGCAAGGTGCACGCCGGCTGCATGTCCGTGACTCCTGTGTCCAAATTCATGATCTGTGTAGGAAACATGTGTGCCATCACTTTCGATTGGACCTTGTCCAGGGACCCTATACTTATACCGTACTTTTCGAGGTGACTGGCACACGATACTTGATTACGGTCAGACGCCTCGCTGTATTTTAACGGTTCTGGTGTGGGTATGATGTCTTTCATTCGTTAATATATTGTCATATTATACTTTGGCAGATTGTTGATTTTGATCACTTGAATCGCATGTACAGATTGTAGAAAAAATCGACTGCTGCGATATCAGCATTAAGTTGCGCGATACCACCGGTGAGACGATGCATCGCATCTCCAATCATGTTGTTTCTAGCTATACGTGCTGCCATTCGTCGTCTATAGGCCGCATTCGCAACTTTCGCGATCGAACAATCCTTTGCCTTGATACAATAATCACCCTGACAGCTCTCTTTGTATTCGATCATCATCTGCGTAGCGTCTTCGAAATACTTCTTTTCGGCTTCTTCGCGTTCCAACCGTTGTTCTTCATCCGCAACCTGTTTTTCGAGGTCCGCGATTTCTTTTTCGAGTTTTATCGCTTCTTCTTGATGTTCCTTATCATAAGCATACCATGCCACATCCATAATATTGTCAAATGCATCGCGACCAATCACATTGAAATCGATGGAGCAACCCTTCTCGGTTGGGTCGAGTTGCACCTGGCGATTATTTATGGTGTCGCGGATCACACAATCGTCGCCTGATTGGAAAACCTGTGTCAGCACATCTTTCGGAATATGACAGCCATGCATGGTAACAGCATCGGTTGCCATTGGTGTATCAAAATGCGACGTATTCGTTCGTAACGTACTCAGAACTTTCATCCTATTTCGGGAGTCTCGTGAGTCACTCTCGTCAATCCACGACCCAAGACCATTCGCCTTCATATAATCATAGCAGTTCAACACAGACTCGTTGCGGATCTGCATATCATTGCCGAACAAGGTGCGAACCTCTGGAAACGCTGGATATGCATTCGTGATATAATCATCATATCCTTCTATTTTGGGCTGTTTTGCCACGTAATAAGCGACGATAGTACATGTCACCAGAACCACGACGACACATGATATTACAGTAATGTCGATCTTATCCATTATATTTTATTTATTTATTTTCTCGGCCTACAACACTTATAATCGAATTGAACATCAGCCGACCCAGAGGCAGACGGTATAATCTGGTTGAGGTGTCCATGTACACACCTCATCCCACCCCATGCTGGTGTGGTTTTGGAGATGTTATCACATTTCGCTTTCCCAAAATGTGCACATGTATAGTTGATCCGCGCTTGAGGAAGATCAAGAGGCGTCGCGCCCTCATCTTTCGCCTCTACATAGAACTGTTGCAGTCCTCCTGTTCCGCCACACTCGATCTTGTGTTGTAGTAAACTCGTGTTCCTCCAATTCAATGGATCAAACCATCCTGTGGTATGGGTCGTGATGTTCTCTTTGACCAATCCAGCTGCGTCGATTTTACAACATTCGTAGCTAATTCCTTCAAGATCAGGAGGCATGATTCGTTGGATGACTTCTCCTCGCTCACATGATAGGGGAAGATTCGCAAAACGACGTAACATTGGTTGACCAGTGTTCTTCCCGTAATCGCTCGTCCGCACCATTCGACATCGTTTTCCCTCTTGTTGTGCAGCAGGTGCTGTGGTCGGCATGAGCTTCTGCTTTAAGAGGGCCTCGTCGTCGAGTTTTCTCTTGGTCTCATCGTGCGTTTTGATGTCATGGAGGTTATCCAGTATATCGAATAGCGGTTTTCCTCCCGAACCCAACGGCAGTCCGCACCCTTCGGCGAGGGGTGTCAAGTTGACGTTCACGGGTTGTCCATATGCCGTTCGTCCCTCGAGCTGACATGTCTTCGGGTTGATACCGTTCCGCCCCCCGCGTGTTTCATACAAAGAAAAAGACTCGCGTGGCAATACACAGACAGGTTCGGTTGTAAAGTAAGCCTGATTCAAAAGACGCCCCTTTCCTTCGAGCAATTCCATGTCCGATAAAACATTGATTCGATTTCTGCTATCGTTATCCATGCTATCTATATCGATGAAGCCCTTGTTTTTTGCATATTCTAAACAATTCGCAATCGGCCTCAACAATTGTGGCGAAGAGTCTAAGAACGCATCGCGATGACCTATCACCACATTCTGCAATGTGATGACCAACAAAAGTATAATGAACATGATAATGACCGTCGTCATTGCTTACTTATTAGGGAGATTATGTTTGTTTAGAAGCGCATCGTACTCACGTTTCTCCTTCTCATGGGGATAATATTTGAGTTTATACATGTCGTCCAAGAAACGCAGTAGGTCGGCTTTGCCCGTCGATCCACTAAAATCAAACATACATCCCTTTGGTTCGATCTCCGAGGATGGACCCACCTTTTCTAAACCATAATAGATCAGGTTGCCCTCTGCCGTCTTGCCTTTTATCGCACACGTCTCTGCATCTATGGAGTTTTGTCCCTTGTTATTCGTATATAAATCAAACATGTTTTCGGGTAACACACATGACTCGATGTGTGGATAGACATATGAAGAATATTGGGATTGGATGGCTCTGGCGATCTGCATATCCGAGGCTATATTCGCCCGCTTCTTGTCTTTGGGCGATATCCACTTTTTCTGGACCAAAAGACTCAAACAGTTATTACGCGGCGGTTTCTCTGCGGTGACAGCCGCATAGTCTTTAGAAGAAAAGCCTTCGCGGCGACAAGCATGCACAATGTCGTACACGACCATAATGAATATCACGAGGAAAAAGCAAAACCAAAGAGCAAACCAACGCATACTTTATACTATTCACATCTTTAATTTATTGTTCTGTGTGTCGGGCAGGTAATAATAAATATTAACGACCTCGCCCATAGGGCACACACTCTTGTATAATTCAACCACCAATGGCATTTTCAAAACATGCGCCATTTGTTTGAGATCTCCTATCGGCACGTCGACTAAATTCACATCGCACTCACTTTGCGACATGATCTGATCGACCCGTTGCACTACCAACTCAGGCGATAAGAACCCGATGATGGCGTTCCGCGTGACATTTTGCTCTCGACTCGTAAACGGTTCCGTGTAGAACATCCTATTTTGAAACGGCCCATGCACGTTCCTTCCGATGTAATACACACGAGCATCATGCCGAATATAACGATATTCGTAAGTTTTGTTGATGTTCTTCAACATGCTTCTGTTATTATTTCCGGTATTTCTTATCTACTAATAAATATGTTCTGGTGCCTTTTGAAAAGTTGAAACACAATTCCCGTTTCTTGTCTCGGGCGTTGGCTTTTTTCATTCCGCACGCCACCTTGTCTATGCAAAAGTCATCGTCGTTTTTGATCCAATCGTAAGGCATGAGTTCACATGGGAGTGCCGTCGTATTTGCAATGGGTTCATTTGCAAGCGCCGGGTCGATCGTCGACCGAGTCCACCCGTTGTATAAGAATCGCGCATCCTCACAAGTCACACCCGCAATATCATGACCCATGCCGCACGAATCTGTGTTAAAGTTGGTTAATAACAGGCTATCGTGTAGGTATTCGCGCCCCGCAAGGACGACTGGTTTCTCGCTCATAAAATCGACAAGGGGAATTACCGCAAACAAATTGGCTTCTAATGGTGTAACGTTCTTGAAATATTTGACAACCACGATATTTGGTTTGTCCACATCAACTTTAACGGTTGCTACTTCATAATCCAGTATATACGTTCGCTTTTTTTTGGGCTTCTTTGTAGGAACGGTTGTCATTCGCAGGTCTGTGTATACGACAGAGTAGTATAGCCGGAGATTCTTTCCTTTGACGATGGCATCCAGGTGCAATGCCTTCACACGAAACATCTCAAGCAGACGTGGAATATAGGTGACGTTCAAATAACCGATACGCTCATACGGCTTGAATTTGAATATCTCCGGGGCCTCTTCGTTCAATATCCGCAGGATCTCTTCCGGCGTTATGACTTTGAAAAAAAGATACGCATGTTGCTTCATGACATGCGCTTTGTAACGGCGATTCAAAATGTCCGTAAAGATCTTGCGGGATTTGGGAGGCATGTCTGATTTTTTTATCGTGGATTTCAAGACATTCCGCACTCCCTCGCTATAAAATAAAGCCATAAGCACCGCATTGAACCAGCACGTACCGGAGTACTGTGGTATCGTAATCACTTTATCACATTCGTTTGTCATTTTATATATGTCAAGAGATTTTCGTTTTTTACCACTTTAGACAACTATGAAGAATGATCGAATCAAAGGCTCTTATGTTGTCTGGTAATGCCCCCTTTGCAAATGTTGTCTGCGCCCTCTGCCTTCCGCCTACGCGAGCATTATAACGCTTTACGATGCTTTCGGTCCAACGATGGCGTGATTGGTTTTCGTCAAAGTTATTCATATTGCTGTATATCACTTTGCCATCATCGCCCGGATAACGTTTATCAAGCAGCCGATTTGCTTGTTCCTTTGTATTTGTGTAGACCGTATCAGGGAGCTTCCATTCATTCCGAGCCTTATCGTATATTAGCAATAGCTCTTTTTTCTCATTGATGACCACAGCATGGCCCTTGAATAGCGCTCCTTCTCTGCTCCCGGTTCCCGCCGCACTGCTGCTGGCTACTTGGATGACCTCGGAGAGTGGGTGCAAGGGTCGTCCAACGTCATCAAAGTCGACGAATCTCTGATAACGGCGTAACAATGCCATTACATTAGGCTTTTTTTCCATATTATTATGAAATAAGAAAACATATTACTTGGGCAGGCGGCTAATGAATTGTTTTTGGTCTTTTTGAGGCTTAGACAACACCGGGCTTTTTTGGGCGCTCACGCCCGCTTGGCCAATATTTCCGTCGCCTGCCGGGCGGTGAAACCAGCATACATAAGCTTGGCCTTGGCAAACGCTACTGGCACGGGGTCCTCCTTTTGCAGCATCGTCACCGTCGTCTTGATGAACGCCGCATATGGGCTTGTCAGCCAGAGGTTGTATGCCAAGCCCATCAGACGAGTCGTGTTCGCATCCGGGTGCTTGATCGTCAAGTCAGGCAGTTCATCTTGCACGAAGAGATCAACGATGTTTGTCATTTTACTGACTCTATCTAAGGTAAAGTCACCCCAATGTCGATTCAAATTTTATCGTGCTTGGGTACCGGCACCGAAAACATTTATGCGTTACTGGCGCTATCACTTGTCGCAACACTATTTTGCTTGGCTTTCTTCTTCTTGGCAGGACCACTCATACACTTGGTCTGCAGCACCCCGACTTGTGAGAAGTCATCTTTGAGGTCTTTCTTGGCCTTTGATATCGCAGCACGCAAAGTTTTCAGGTTCTCTTTGGCTGTTTTTTCTTCGTGTGCCATGACATCGAGTTGTGCCTTGGCTTCGGCCTTGACTTGCGCCATACATGCTTTCTTTTCTTTGGATTTGAGGTCTTGGCATGCATTTTTTACCGCCCCTTTGACAGCTTTCTTCTTCACAGCATATTCTTTGACTTCTTCACGTAGCCCCGACATTTCCGCCTCCAGTTCACGGACGTTGGGCGTATCGGCCTCTCCTCGACGCGACATAGGCGTCAGGACCTTCATTACGATGGGCTGCGAAAACTGGCGGGCATCTTTTTCGCGGTTCAAGTAGCTGATCAGACCCGCGACATCGTCCAAGAACACCCGGCTACCACGCTTTGTGAAGTTTCCTGCCGAGTCGAGATATTTCTCAGAAAACTTGTCGAAATCTTCCTCGATCTGTTGGTCACGTGGTTTGAGCAGGTTCAAGAGTTGCACGAGTTCCATGGGATCGTTCGTATATGGCGTAGCCGTCATGACCATCACCTTGACAGAATCTTTGCCGCTATGTTTGTAGCTATGCATGAGTGCCTTTTTGAGTTTGTTCATATCCGGCCTTTCGACGCTCGAAAGATCGGCGCCGCCATATAGTTTATGGGCCTCATCGATGATGAGCAGCGTCTTCCGTAGGGGATCTTCGCTTCCATTGCGCTTGACCAACGCTTTGTACAGGTCATTTTTACCCTCGATCAGGTTGCTGAACTGTTTATAAGACATCGGTCGAATGCTCCAGCTATCGCTCAACAAACGCATGCGATCTCCGTAAGCAGCCGGAATGCGATTCCCGGCCCCCAACCTCTTTTGAATCGGAATGCTGCAGATCTGATCAAACATGTTCTTCCAAATATCGCTCTTGAGCGTCGTGCGCGTCACCCATAGAACGGTGTAACCTTGTTTTTCGAAGGAAGACGACGCGGTCGCGATGGCCGTGCACGTCTTGCCAGTGCCGACGCTATGGTAGAGGAGCATACCTTTTTGAGCGCTCGATGGTGTAAAGTAATGACGAATGAAATCTTGGGTTGGGTTGAACTTGACAGGAAGGCTTCCGCCTCCGCACATGTTCTGCAATTCCACGCGCGGCCACTTGAACTGCACGTAATTCTTACGAATATCTTCGCGAACTCCCAAGAACGTCAAGGTACGTGTGTGGGCATCGACCGATTTAACACTCTTTGCGGGTGAAAAGCTCGGCAGAGGCGATGGTGTCCTTGGAGCGATAGGTGTTTTTTTAGCGGGTTGCGGGGAAGGGGTGTCTGGGGACAGTGGGGAAGGGGTATCTGGGGTCTTTGGGGTCTTTGGGGTCTCTGGACTATCAGGGGACGGAACCCGTACATCGATATTGGGAAGTTTGCCTTCAGGCAAGTAAGTCCGAATAAACTTGCGATACAACGCACGGTAATACATTGGCATACTCAAGTACTTTCTATTTTTAATAACGGCCAACAGCTCCGTTGCGTGCTTGAAAATAAAGAGCTTGATGTCGTCATTCATATCGTTCACAGCATCGCAGAAATCACCGTTTGTCTTCATCTCTTGGCACAAAAACGCCCGCAATTCTCCAGCTTTGACAAATTTTCTAGGCAATGTCTCTTCGACGCCAAGATACGCAATCACGAATTTCAGCGTATTGATGGGAAAGTCTTTCTTTGCTCGTGATCCGCAGTTGCTGACAGCGCACAACGAGTCTCCAGCAGCACCCCCCGTAAATATATCGTTGATGTTCACTTCATCACCCAACACCCTAAAGTCGTGGATGTTCTTATTCAGCTCATAATCCACCGATCCTACCAAGGCCATGCGGTCCAGTTGACTACTGAACGCTAGCTTTCTCAGGTCGATATTGCTATGTTTCAAATAAAGGTCAAAAAGCGTTGGCGCATCTAGGATTTTTGCCAAATCTTCTGGAATGTTCACATCATAGATGTAGACCTCCAGGGTCCACCCGTTGTTCTTGATGAACTCCAGGCCTTTTTGACCACATGTGCGCGTTCCACGTCCGATGACCTGTTTTTCATCCGCACGGGAGGATTGAGGCTCCAAGATGTGCACGTATTTCACATCGAATAGATCGATGCCTTCTTTGTAGCCGCTATCCATGACGATGAACCGAATAGCGTCGCCATAGACGTTCAGGGGTCGTTCGTTGAACTTGCCCAAGATTTCACGTTTCGTCTGGGCGTTGATGGGTTTATCATAAACGCCCGTCGAGCAGAGAAGTGCCATGTTCTTACCCTTGGTCGCCAGGAGATCTGCATCGCTTTTCACCTTCAAGCTCTGATCATACGCGAGCGTCATGCCATTCGCGATAAACGCAGATGCTACTATTTTGGATCCATAGCCGCCCTGTTTTACGTCTGAGAAAATAAAGTGTTTGTAATGACGTCCCTCTTTCGTCATATCAGTGTCGTCCAGTTGTCGGATCTTTGCGAGAAGTTCATATATCTTCGGCGACATTTTTTCGATGTCTGCTTGAAGTTTCTCGGGATCGAAGGTCGGCTTTTCGAATTTATGGTGGGCCTTCATAGCCGGCCAGTTTGCTATACGACGGACACAGTCCGCTTTGATAGACATTTTATATTTGATCACACAATTTTCTGCATATAAGATGTTGCATACATATTCATTATTATGGTGCGCCAAGTGATCAACCAAGCTTTATGCGATGCACAGCTGTGCACGATGAAGCAGTTCCAAGAATACATCAGGGACAAAGATGTTCACACAAAAGAAGATGTGATCAGATATATATCGCAATTTGAATCGGACATCATGATTCATTCGCGGTGTTCTTTTCGCAAGAAAAAAGAACCCAGTGAATTCAACTTGTTTATTCGGGATAAAATCATCGCATTCAAAAAACTCCATCCAGAGTATCATGGTCATACCCTCATGAGAATGGCGATCGAATCCTGGAAATCGTTTGCACGATAAAATATATTATGTTTATAAATTATAATGGACTTCTTTGTCGCTGCACGTTTCCTCGAATACTATGGGAATCAAAGGGCGCCGGCGCCGGCGCCGCCCTCGGCCACATCCGCAACCGCGCCCGCACCACCGCCCGGCCCCGCTCCATTCAGCACTTCAACATTCCAAGTTTTGAGCCTCGGAGGTATCATCGCGTTGATCGTTGGTATCTTTATTGGTATTGCCGCTATGTTTCTATCATGGACGTGCAATACCGCTATAGATTATCCTGTATGGATGCGATCATTCTTCGCATTCTTCGCGTTTATACTCGGTACGTCTTACATTCTTTTATATATCATCATGAGACACGATACGTGTCGTTACATCAAAAAGAATATGTTCATATAGGATATAATGAGTAAGAAAATTATACAATTTATGTTTCAATTCCAGCATACGGTCAAACTATATCATTGGCAAACAAAGGTATATGCGCGTCATATCGCAGCGGATCACCTTCTCAACAAGATGACGGATCTTATCGACCAATATATAGAAATTTATATCGGAAAAAAAGGTCGCTTAGATGCGATACGAAAGATGGATCTCGAAGTCCGCATGCATACTGACGTATCGATCATCAAATATCTCGAAGGGTGTCGGGGATTTTTGACGGACGTTCTTCCGAAGCACCTTGGTAAAAATGATTCAGATCTCGTCAATATACGCGATGAAATGCTTGTGCATATAAACCAAGCTTTATATTTATTCACTTTCAAATAATTTTTTTCTTTTGCTATATTATAAAATGGATCCGATGATGTCTGCCGAACAACAAGAAGTCATGTCTGGTGGCGGTCGCAAGCCTCTAGGCTGCACCCTAAAGAAAGCCGAGTGCACCAAGAAGAGCGACTGCGTTTGGGTGCAGGGCAAGGGCTGCCGTCACGAGGACAACGTTCGTCTTCTCTCTCTGGCCAAGATGGCCAAGATGGCCAAGAAGGCCAAGAGCCCTTCTCCGGTCAGGGCCAAGTCTCCCTCTCCGGTCAAGGCCAGGAGCCCTTCTCCGGTCAGGGCGGCCAAGCCGGCGGCCAAGAAAGGCCGCAAACCCATGGGTTGCAACCTCAAGAAGCCCGAGTGCGACAAGAAGAGCGACTGCGTTTGGGTACCAGGAAAGGGTTGCCGTCCCGAGGACAATGTGCCTCTCGGTCTACTAGCCAAGCTCATGAAGAAGGTCGCCCCCGCCCCTGCGCCCCCCAAGGCCAAGACCCCTTCTCCTGTCAAGGCCAAGACTCCATCTCCGGTCAAGGCGGCCAAGCCGGCAGCCAAGAAAGGTCGCAAGCCTACTGGTTGCAACCTGAAGAAGCCCGAGTGCGCCAAGAAGAGCGACTGCGTTTGGGTACCAAGCAAGGGCTGCCGCCATGAGGATAGTCTGCCCCTAGGCCTTCTCGCCAAGCTCAACAAGAAGGCATAAACAGGTGTATCTATTTCTTTTTTGTGTTCAAGTTATAGCTATAACTTTTTCGCCACAACTCTTCAAATAAAGATGGTATCCACGCGACTCATCATACCATTGAACCCACATGTTCGATAATGCACGTGTGCCTTTAGAGTCTTTCCGGAAGGCACCTTATAAGACGCGGGGCTACGAAAGCGCAACACAGCGACACCACGTTCATCGGAACGCGTTACGCCCGTGTTCGCGTACTCGCTATACGCCAACCAAGGATTATCTACGATCTCTTTGTTCGTTTCCGCCGCCCAATAGATCACATTGACATTTGGTTGGACCGTGACTGTCACGGACGTATCTGCGCCTTCTGGCACTTTTGTTTGTAGGGAACCACATGGATAAACGGCTTTACCCAAGAACGGTAGGTAATAGTCGCGAGAAAATAGGTGGACGATAGCAGCGACGCCCACCAAAACATACAAGAACGGCTCGATATCTCTCACGGTCTTCTTGGCCACCCACGATACGATATTGAAGCCTGTAGCTCCGATTACCCCCCAATTCAACGCACCAAAGACGATGAGAGCCAGAGAAAAAAGCTCCAGCCATATCATGGTCATTATTTGTAGTGATATTAGAAAAAATTAACGCAGATATAGTAATAACGTACGATGTATGAGCGCTATTTCAAAGATACTCTAAAACTGTATCCATCTCTTGCGTCTTATCTTGGTGACCGGTCAAGTGACGACCGCGTCGAGATATCTATCGCACCGGGTTTCAGGGAACGCATCAAGCGCCTCATCGCAAAATACGATCGCGCTCTCAAAGGCGCCAAGAAAACACAACTCGATCATAGACTCCTCCGCTATGAAATCGATATGTACAAAGAGGGCTTGCAATACCCTTTTCATCTCATGCCGATCACGAGTTTTTCGAATCCCGTCATGGAGTTTGATTTTATGGAGCGAACGATCTATACCTCCGCGTTCAGAGAAGCACGTTACAAATGCTACTCACGGTATCTCAAGCAAGCGATGGTCAACATGCGTCAGGGCATCAAAGAGGGTTATGTGATACCCCGGAGAATATGCGAGCTTCTCATCGCGGATACCAAACATTTTCTCGCGTCATCGACGGCATCGCTATCACCGGAATATACCGAGGACATTTCGCGCCTCGTGCGTTTTTTAGAGGATACATACCTACCACGCACCCGTGAGTCGGTAGGTCTATGTGATCAACCAAACGGAAAAGAAATGTACGCTTATCTCGTCAAAGAACACACGACGCTCTCCGGAACAACACCAGAAAGCGTCCATGCATATGGACTACGCGAAGTACGCCGTCTCCAGCGCATCATCGCTCAGACCCTCAAAAAAACGCCATATAAGACGATAGCAGAACTGAAGAGCGACCCGGATAATTTTTATAAATCAGGTAAAGAAGTCATCGCCGCTTATCAAGCCCTGCAACGGGATATCCACGATCATGTCATGCCAAAGCACTTTACCAAGCAAGTAACCCCGTTTACCATCAAACCGATCCCGCGAGTCATGCAAGATAACTCTCCGGGTGCGTTCTATATGGCAAGCACCAAGACGCGCCCAGGTATCTTCTATGTCAACACCAGAGACCCCAAAGAGAACCCGAAGTATGCTATGGAAACGCTCACCATGCACGAAGGTGAACCCGGTCATCATTATCAATTTCAATACATGATCGAAAAGGGCGTTCCTGAACACCGCATCCATGGATCCGATAGCACTGCGTTCGTCGAAGGTTGGGCGTTGTATGCCGAAAGCTTATCGACCTCTCAAGATCCAATGACGCAGCTCGGACGTCTCACCTATGATATGTTTCGAGCGGTTCGCTGCGTCGTCGATACGGGTTTACATTATTATGGATGGTCGTACGATCGCTGTCTATCATACATGAAACGCCATATCGCTTTGAGCGATTCGGAACTAGAGACGGAACTCAACCGGTACATATGCATTCCCGGGCAAGCCGTTGCTTACAAAGTGGGCGAGCGATTCTTCCACGAACAACGGCGTATTTTCAAAGATATCAAAGACTATCATGATGCGGTCCTCGGTAATGGTGTCCTACCGCTTGATCTTCTTTTGACTCTGTTGAAACCCGGAAAGGATCGTGGCGACCATGAATAACGCGATCGCGAGTGATATAACTCTCACCCAGAATAGCATCTGAAGCACGGTGGCACCATTCTGTCCAACGCACGCACACGCTTCGATCTCTTTGACGTATTTGAACGTCAGCGAAAGAAACACGATCGTAGAGGCGAAGTATAGGGCTCCCACGAATACGAGCGTTTTCACATTCTTCATGATGGCGGGCGCAAAGGAAATGATAACGAGGGATAGAATGACATAATATGCCATAAAGTAGTACGTAGGTGTGATAGCACAGGTACAACCGATATCATGAATCATTGCCAAGTAAAAGTAGAGCCATATAGTGAGCACGAGATTCACGATGGCGAGCAACATTTATTATGACCTGACATTTTTATTGCATTCCACTTTTAGCCCTACCGGTGTGTTAACGACGGAACATTCTTGTGCGATTCCTTTTTTCAACACATCGTTCAGTTTGATTTGTGAAATAGGGATGTTTTCACCAGGTTCGTTAGGTCGCTTATTGATGAGCCCGAGACCTTGAGAAAAAAACTCTTTCATAGTCGCAGGAGCGGTCACTGGCGCTGGCGCAGGACTGGGCCCCGGCCCTGGTCCATAGTTGAATCGAGGTAGTAGGTTTATCGGGGATTGGTGTGGGGGCTCATTACTATCGCAAACGATACGCCCTTGGGCTGTGTAATGGCACTTGGAATAGCGCTTCATTTTACCATTACGCTATATTTTTTTGCGAGCTGCTTTCTTACAAACTCCGAAAACAACATCGCAATCCCGATAAATGCCAATATCCCGGAAAATATGAGAAGCGCGATGATCAAGCCTTTGTTTCGATTGCGTGCGATCACTCCAGGACTGCTTTCGCGTCTCTTGGGTTCGTATTTCGGTATTTCTTTAGGTGTTTCCGAACCTGTCATTATACATTATCACAACATAATATAGCATGCAAACAGAGAAAGACTTTGAGCGATACGGTCCATTGACACCAACCTTTAACCTTGACGGGTACACCACGATGGCCCGTGTCGTCGGCATATCCGATGGTGACTCTATCGTCGTAACGCTACCTCTACCGCTACCTTCGGCTGTGGCACCATATGTGTACAAGTTTCATATCCGCTTGGATGGCATCGATACACCAGAGATACATGGGGGTGGTGAAGCAGCTATAAATGCCCGTAATCGACTCTTGCAGCTCATTACCGGGATGCCACTCGGTGACTTCGCCCTGCTTACCAAGAAACATATCCAGAATCTCTTGACGAATCATGTGTACCTCGTACGGCTGGAATGTGGAAATTTCGACAAGTACGGCCGCGTTCTCGCGAATGTCTTCAAACCCCATGAACACACATCGTTTTCACAGGTCTTGCTCGACGAGGGCCTGGCGAAAGAATATCATGGCGGAAAGAAAACATGACGGCGGCAATCGCTTGTATATAAGGATATAAATATATTAGTAACTTTAGAATGAATATTCTATATCTCATCGCGCCATGGTTGCTTCCGCTCTCTCCGTTTTTTTTCACATGTTTACTCCATCGGCTCTCACATGATTGTACAGACACAACGTATGCCAATATCCGTAATATTCGCACCATAAACATGTTCAAGTGTGAAATAGATCTCTTTATTCCTAGCTACAATCACAATGCGACAATAAACATATCATGTGCTACCATACCACACGCCACGCTTCTAAGTTACGCTTCTACACACAATATATCAATCATCATCAACAAGTGGTATCAGGAACGTGCTTGTCTTGAAATCGTCACAAGCAATGAAGATAAACATATCACCAAACACGATGATATCATCGTATGGTATTACATATTCTTGATAGAGTATATCATATTGGTAGGTGTTTCTGGAGCATTTTTATTTGCACAACTAAAAATATCATATGCTAAAAAACAGGATTGATTGCGTTGGCCGAACTCATCATCTTTGATCAAAGAGAAGTAAAAAACTTATAATATATTATATATCATGTCAAAAAAGATGCATAAGATTGAAAAAATTTGGGCCGAAGAGATTTATGATATGCTTATGGACAATCTTCGAATCCGGGATCTGCGGGAGTACACGGGACATAATAAGGATACTTCTCAAGCGCGTGGGGATGGTCTTAGTCTAGCGGATCGTATCGCTAAACTCGAGGAAATTGTTGGTAAGCTGAACAAGGAAAAGAAGAAATCAAAAAATTGATAGATCACATCGCCGATATAGAAATCACATGACAGCTATGTTTCGCCAGACTTATCTTTCCAATCCTCATTGGTGGTTCTCCGCTACCGATGAGGATGATGCGTATATCACTCGCGAGTTCAGTCACCTACTCGCAGAAGCCACACACGAAGATCTGCTCAACATGATCCTGATATACGACCAGCTCCCGCGGCACATTTTTCGAAATACGCCATCCAGTCACGTTATCGCATGGTATCTTCAACGCGCGCTCGATCTATGTTTGCGTCTCACACCCGCGTATCTCGAAACGCTCACAACGCAAGAATGGTGTTTCGCCTTCCTTCCTTACCGACATACGAATGACCCGCGGTATATCATAGAAGTCGCCAAGCTTGCATGGGAAAAAATCGTGACTCTCACAACAACGGATGATATCGCCATCCTGCGGCGCTTTCTCAAAGCGTTATACGAGCGCTGTCCGACGGAAGACCAAGCCGCCTTCATAGTCGACTACCCACCGCCGAAAACCAAGCGCAAAAGCTTGCTATGTATTTACGGAGATCATAAGAATATCTTGGACACTCATGAAAACACACACGCGAACCCGCCACCACCGATCAAACTCCTACCTCTGCTGCCGCCGCATGCCCAACCTATCATCCTCTCGCTTTCGGGTGGCGTCGATAGCATGGTGTGCTCTTATATCTTGGCCAAACAAAACACCAGATTTCAAGCCGTTCATATCAACTATGGGAACCGCGCGACTGCCGATGCCGAAGAGGCGTTCGTCCGAGATTGGTGCGCGTATTTAGGTATCCCTTTGTACGTTCGCCGCATCACGGAAATCAAGCGCGAACCATGCATGAATCACAACATGCGCGATATCTATGAGACTTATACGCGCCGAGTACGTCTCGGCACGTACGACACCATAAGCCCGGCAAGCACGATCATCGTCCTCGGGCACAACAAAGACGACTGTTTGGAAAACATAATGACCAATATCGCCGGACGAACTCACTTTGATAATCTCACGGGAATGTCGCATGAAAAGTTCTACCGGCCGCTCTTGCATGTATCCAAAGCCGATATAAAGGCCTTTGCAGCTCATCATGGCGTCCCGCACCTCCCCAATTCCACTCCACCATGGTCGCAAAGAGGTCAGATCCGTGCATCTATCGTGCCCGTGCTCGATGCATGGAATCCTCTCTTCGTCCCAGGAATGCATCATCTGAGTACGATGCTTGCTCAATATCATCAACTCGCGAGACATCTTGCTCGACTCTTCATAGCGCAGCCTTCGATGGACATGGTCGTAAATAACACGTGTTTCTGGAGGGCCGTTTTCGACATACTGACACCCATACATCATCCAAGTCTAAAGTCGATCGATAATCTTATCACGACAGTAAATACCAAGACACCTCCATATACCGTCATTATCAGCAAACACCTCACCATGAAAGTCGACAAAGCAGGCCGCATTGTCACTCACCTGGCGTGAACCCTTCAGACATCCGCAAGAAGAATCCTAACTCGTCTTTTTCTTCTATGAATTTCGGCGGCAGACGTTCATAAACGGTGAATAAAATAGTTTTTTCTTTTTTCGGCATCGGAAGGTGTATCGATGATCTATACCAGATTCCCGCATAAATGATCGCACTATTGGTCACGATCGTTGGATTATTGGAGTAAATCGCAGGTCGAACGATCCAAAGAATCTTTATACCGATATCTTTGTTGAACTGCTCATCGCTCCACATACCAGGGCCTGAGCCAGAGCCGGGGCCGGAGCCAGATACATACTTTCGATACACTTGGTTCGCTATCACCCAGGCTTGCCATGTCCATAATCCTGCCAAGTGCTGGATCATGAAATACACTTCTTCCAACGTGAAAGCACGATTCTGCATGGCTATCATGTCGCACACATCTCTCCAACGTCCGATACAATCATTCGCTGTCAACTTGAGTATTTTTTCGTAGGCCGGCATACCATTCTTTTCGCTATTTCTTCTTATGTATTGCTCTTTTAATATTCATCTTCCATGATGACAATGACATCATCCATCTGTGTCCATGTATCTAAGAAACTCAATATTTCCATTGTTTCTTCGTGGGCTTCTTTGTCAGAACTCCTGAATGGCTCCCCTAGTTCATTGATAGTTCTTCGTGCATATTGGACATCACTCGATTCTATTTGTCTGTACATGTTATCACTCCTGAACAAGTTCGTAAAGTTGGTATTTGATGAACCTA